ATTAATATTTCACTGAAAGTTGCTCCAAGTGCAAGCGCACTATTCAATGCACTGCCAAACGTCCATGCTTTTATTCCGACTTTTATTGCATTGGCAGTCACCAACGCTAGACCTATAACATCTTTAAATTTAATTATCCTATCAAGAGCATCACCAAGACTCTCTTTCATACTAAGAGCAATAGCATCTGATTTTAATTTTATAGTGTCTAATAACGCATCATACCCTTCGAATTCAAAATCATTAGGGTCACCAACAGATACTCCAGCACCAGCTCCAGTAGCTGGATTTAATACATTAAGTTCGTCAAATCCACCACGCAATTTATCAAGAGATTTTGCAACTCCATCTACCGCAGAGCTTGCTTCATCTGCCCCATCTGTCAATGCTGACATCGCACCTTCTGCTTCCTGTGGAGTATAACCAACTAATCTAGCAAGAGCTTCTGCCCCCTCAGTCAATAAACTAACAAGTGCGTTTAGATAAGGTAATACTTTCTCCAAGACAGGAATAAAAATAGTACCTATTGTCCTAGTTAATGTTGTAAATCTTTCCCCTAATACTCTAAGTTGATTTGCTGGGGATTCAATTGTTTTAGCAAAGTCACCATGTGCCAATGACGATTTCTTAATCATGATTGAATATCTAAGGGCAAGCTTCTCTCCCTGTGACATATTTCTAACTGATTTTTCAATACCTTGGTTCATAGCTTCTTGTTTAAGCGATGCTTCTGTAACATCAAGACCGTACTTATAAACTGTCTCAGATTGACCAACTAAACCAGAACGTAAATCTTGCATTACTTGGTTTATAGGAACATTCGTTAATGATGAAAGGTCGAGTCCAAGTTTATACATATTAGTACTTAGTGTCTTAGCATTTTCAGAATTTATACCCATTGAACGTGATAAAAGTGCGAATGTACCAAGTGAACTTTTGATATTTGTTATATCAAGTCCTGTTATCTTGTTAACACTAAGTACAAATTTCTCGGCTTCAACAGATGCTTCACCCATTGACACTGCAAATAAGTTGTTAACTTCAATCATATCAAGAGCAGATTGAACTGCGGTTTCTAAAGCTCTGGCTAGAGCATAAACTCTTACCGCACCCATACCCTTACTTAACATCTTGGTTGACCTATTCAAACCTTTAAATGACTTATTTAATCTATTCGCATCTTTAGTAAGATTAGTAAATCTTGTATTGGTTTTCTTCATCTTATTTTGAAGTCCACCCATACTAGAAGTAGTTTGCTTTGTATTCCTACCAAGTTGTGACATTGACTTTGCCATACGCTTAGTGGCGCTTTCACCTTTGGTTGTGACACCAAGATTAAGACCTATTTTATTTTCTGCCAATGTTACCTCCTATTTATTCAACCTACCATTGATGTTTACCATCTGAGCCAAGAACTTATTCTTAATCTGATTCATCTTCTCGTCTGGAGTTACCTTTTTAGGTTCGCTTCCAATCGGTGAGGTAGGATATTTGTCCTCTTTACTAAAAGAACTTGTAATTGCTTTTTTAACATAAACACCATATTCCCATGCCAATGCAGATTCATACTTTCTTTTTAATTCAAATGCCCTAATGAAAGGAGATAATGATTTAGGATTCAATGTCCAAAATAACTCATAATCTACCCCAATCATTAAGGCATTTGGAAGTATTTCACTTAATATATGTTCATAATATGATGTTGGTTCTTCTTCTTCAAGTGAGTCAGCAATTACTGTTCCTGTGGTTTCTCTTGAAGTTTTTTGAAAAAATTAGACTCTTCTAGTAATGCGAACATTTGCTCTACTAGCTCCATTAAGTCACCTTCTCCAGCAACTTCTTCCAAACATTCTTGTGCATCATCAACGGTGTAAACTACTTTATTATTGTGGTTTAACCCACCCATTAACATTATTTCCGCTGTGCCAAATAGTTTGAAAGGTTTTCTATCCAACTCATTCAAAGCACCTAAATCCAATTCCTCCATATATTTGAAAGAATTGTATGTATATTTAAGCTCCGTACTCTTATTTTTAATTAAAATGTTCATCTTCATCTTCTCCTTCTATAGTTTACGATTTAACGATTTCAGTTCTAGCCGATAAAGTTAATTGCATTTTTCTAACTTCATCAACTGCTCCACCCACAACAAAGATAGAAATATCTCCATCCCATTGGAAGATTCCATCTGCACCAGCAGTACCAAACCATAATTGGAATGATTGTTCTGTGCCAACTAAAGCAGCGATTGTATCGTAAACATCTTTATCATAATTTGCTTCAAAAGTTAAGTCTGGAACCTCTTGTAAACCAAGAATTGAAGTTTTAAATTTATCAGCAGATAAAGTAGTCGTATCAATCTTTGTTGGTGTAGAACCTAAATCTGGATAGTTTGTAATGTCTACTAACTTAGTCCAAGTAGGTGTTCCAGTAGAATCATAGTATAAATACGTTTTAGCAGTACTTAAATCCATTTGTTACCTCCTATAAATAGTTCCACTATTATCAACCAAGCAATCATATCTCAGTACATAGCGGTAAATGTTTGTGTCAGCATAATTAGGTATTTCATCAGCAAAATTTCTGCCCATACCATACAATGCACTCATTATGTCATCAACTTGGTTCCTAAGAACTTTTGCATCAGACATTTTTTTATTTCCTTTTGTAAATATATTTATCTCAAATCCAAGCTCACTATGCTTCTCGCCAGAACTATCAACTGTATCAGAATGAGTAGTGTTACCATTCTCAGTAACGACAATCTTTGGGAAAGACTTAGGTTTGGATTGAAATGATGTGGTAACTGTAGCAGTTGGAATGTCAGCTTTAATCTTAGTTAATATTTTATTTGTAATATCAATCATTTAAATATCCTTTCCAAATGCTTATTAAACATCTTAGTTGTAATATTTCTAGCATATCTCCATGTCCTATACATGAAAGGTCTAGCTGGCATACCTTTTGTCCAAGCAAACCAAATTCCTTTTTTCTCACTGTATTTTTTAGTTGGGTTTGTGTCTGATTCATCAGTTGGGTACCACCAACCTTTTTCTCCATGTGAATTTGTATCATACTCCCAAAATGCATCATTAAATGTTACATTTGGATGAGGATTGTCTTCACCTTCGATTCCAGTACCAAACTCAACAAACATGGCATGCTTACCAAGAACATATATTTCAAATTCTTGACGTCTCCTGTCAACAACTATTGATGATGCTAACTTACTACCAGCAAGTCCAAATGAGTTCAACTCTTCTCGCAGTCTCTTCTCAATTCTCCACTGTAGTTCATCGAGTGCATTTGTTATTGCATCATCGACAAGGTCATCATAGTTTTCCATCAATTTAATTGCTCTATCAAGTGATTTAGCATCTGTTATGTCAACATTGATGTTCGCCCTAAATGCCATTTAACCACGTCCTTTTAATAGATATCTGTATCCATTAATAGATGGAAGCCTTTTTCCAACAATGTACTCATATGTTGTATCAAAATCAGAAACAGGTTCTGTCAAATACAACATATCATGATTATTAAGTATGACATCAGTTGAGACGGCGAACATATCAATGTGTTCTATAAATCCAAGTAGGTTCTTATTAATTGAACCATCGTTTGGATACAAACTCAATCTTATTTTACTTGGGGTATCATATACTGGAATTGTCTCACCAGTAAAATCACCCTCCGAATCAACCTCATCCGTATAACTCAATGATTTAACCACCCAAAGAGTAGTTTGATTCAAATTCAAAGTTCTCATTATGAACTCACCACCCTAACAGATGAGTAAGGTGTCTTGACAAATGGAGTTACTTTTGAAACCAACGAGTCTGATACATCAGCTTTTTCATATGTCCTAGTTATTCCATTTTCGACATGTCCAGTCTGACCTTCGGCACCCATTTTATTAAAAATCTCAATTGCCATCTTAGTTTGGATATTAATATACTGAGACTCCACTTTATCGGAATTTCTCAGCTCACAGATTATATCTTTTGCATTGTCTAGGCAAAACTGTAACACAGCATCATCTACTGAGGGATTACCTAGTAGTAATTTTAATAATTCAAGTTGTGTCACTTACATCACCTTATTCCTCTACTTTAGCTTTCGGAGTTGACTTC